TTGTCGACCTGTCCGGAGAGTGCTGCCCCCATGTTCGTCTTGATGCCCGACACCGAGAACGAGTGCACCATGTCCGAGACGCTGTCCCGGGTACGCAGCCAGTTGTTCACGTAGGGCTCGGCGAGCTGAGACAGCGACAGGCCGCCGAAGTTGTAGGACGCCTTCAGCATGTCCGGCACTTCGCGCGACACGAACATCAAAAGGCGCGACGCGTGGACCTGCTTGCCCATCACGAACCAGGCGGACGGCTTGAAGTAGTCGGCGGCCAGCGGGTCGGTCGAGTTGTAGGCGCTCGGATAGGTCCAGACCGGCTCCACCACCCGGAAGCCGAGCAGCGCATCCTTCTTGATCTTGGCCGAGGAACGCAGTAGCGGCGTCTTCAGCTCCTCCGACTCGGCCGAGGCCTGTCCACCGCTCGGCGTCTTCACGTCGATGTAGATCTGCCCGCGGCCGAAGAAGCCGTCCAGCTCGGCGGCGCGTCGGAACACGGCTTGGACCCGGAACTCGCGCAGCGCGTCCTCCATCGCCTTGACCTTGTCGGACTTGTCGTCCTCGCCGGTGGCGATGACCTTGATCCACTTCCGGGTCATCTGCTTGGCGATCGTCTCGGCCATCTTCCGGTATTCCGGCTGCTGGGCGAGCATCGCGAGGTACGGATAGCCCTTGAAGTGGCCGCCCACGTACACGGAGTTCAGAAAATCGTATGGCGAGTTGTCCATCGCCATCGCGTCCTTGGCCATCTCGGCCGGGATGACGCCTGGGGGCGGCTGGTATGGCTCGAAGCGCGGCAGCTCGTCGGCCGCCGCGGGCATGCGCTGCGCGCGCGCCAACACCTCCGGGTGAATCTTGTATTGCGCAAGCACCTGGGCGGCGGCCACGGGCGCGGGCGCCTGCTTGGCCTTGCCAAGGCGGGAAAGAAGTTTCCGAATCATGCGCGTTTTAACAGGTTGGGGTTGATCACCATGGGCTCAAGGCCCGGCGCAAATGCCATGACCGCGGCGTCAGCCAGGTTCGGCGACGCAACATCCCGCTTGGCCAGATCCTTCTTGCTTTCCACCTTCACGCGGCCGTTCTGGTCGTAGTCGCGCTTCGGCGTGGCCAGCTCCTCGATGAGCTGGTCCAGGAACGGCAGGTCGCTCGCAAGGCTGATCAGCTCGTCGGGCGAAAACTTCTGCCCGTTGCGCACGGCGTTGTAGGTGTTGCGGAACCGGTCGGCCAGCATCCACCAGGCTTGCGCCTTGATGTTGGCGAACATGTCCTTGTTCTTCGTGCCTTCGGAGTACACCGCCTCCGGGCGCCAGACCGCGCCGCCGGCGTTGAACTTCGCGTAGCTGACGCGCCGCCCCTCGATTAGGGCTGCATTGAGCTCGGCAAACTTCGCGCCGGCGCTTGCCCCGACACCGATGGAGTCGTAGGTGACGTCCGCGCCGCGCTCGCGGGCCGCGTGGTAGACCCTGGTGCACGACTTGAGCAGCTCGTCCTCCCCGGCCTTCCACATGTCTGCCCAGGAGACGATGGAGCCGTGCGCGTAGATCTGCGCGCACTTGTCCTCGCCAGAGTCGGCCACGTCGAAGCCGAGCCGCTTGCGCCCGGCCGGCGCCAGCTCGAGCGCCTTGTGCGCATCGACCGAGGCCATGATCCAGGACCGCTTGATGATCGAGCCTTCGTCATCCTCGCGCGGCATGCCGAGGTAGATGTGCTCGTAGTCGTCGTAGTCCTCGGCCTTGGCCGCCTCGATGATCTGCAGCATCGTCGACGACAGGAACGGGTTCTCGTCGTAATTGATGCGACGAACCACTGTGTTCGGCGGCGGATTGACCACGAAGCGCTTGTAGGCGAAGTCCGTGGCCAGCTTCGGATTGAAGATCACCCAGATCTGTGAGCCGGCCTTACGGATAGTCGGTTCCAGCACCTCCCACTGCGCCTCGGTGAGGTTGTGCGCCTCCTCAATCCACAGGATGTCGATGCCTTCCAGCGACTTGATCTCGTCGATCGAGCGCCAGAGGCCGTAGAACAGGAACTCGGTGCCGGTCTCGCGGTGGATGATCTTGTTATCCAGCACGCGGAACTGGTCGCGCAGGCCGAAGCGCTCGATCTGCAGCTTCAGCAGCGTGTAGACCGACTCTTCGATCTTGTTCTGGAACTGGCGCGCGCACAGGATGCGCAGCCGGTAATTCGATGCCAGGAAGGTCGCGAACCCTGCCGCATCCCACGACTTCGAGGAAGCCCGGCCGCCGTGCAGCACGCGGTTGCGCGCCGGCGTCATCCAGAAATCCTTGAGCGCAGGATTCAGCGACGGCTTAGGGCTCTCCATAGAAGTGCCCCAGACCGGACGGCACTTGCTTCGTGCCGCGGTTGAGCTCCTCGACCGTGTCCTTGTTGGCGCGCAGCAGGTTCACGCCGATCTCACTCGCCTCGTTCGCCATCTTGGTGAGCACCGCGATGCCCTTGAGCGAGTCCAGGCTCTTGTCGGTCAGGGGTGCGGCGTCATCGATCTCGGCCGCCTTGTTATGCGCGATGCCTGCCAGCCGGTGAGCAGTCGCGCTTCCGTAGCGTGCCGCGCCGAGCAGGTGTTCCGACACCGCTTTCAGATCGTCGGCAAGTGAACGCGCCGCAAGCTGTTCAGAAACGTTTAGTTTCGACAGTGCGCGCTCGGTCGTAACTATCTGATTCGCAACCGCTTTTATTTCATCGTGGCGTTTAGAAAACCGCTGTGAGATCGCGGCCTTGCTGACGCCGAACTCGCGCGCCAGAGAGGATGCGGATTCGCCGCTCAATAGCCGCTTCCCGATGCTCTCCCACTGCTTCTCGGTGAGTTTGGAGGTGCGGCCCATTGATGTTCCTGTCTGTGCGGTCCCTTTCGGGTGTGGTAATGCGCCTCACGCGCCTGGTGCGCGAAGACTGGGTATAAAAAGTGCCCGCGTCCTTTCGAAGGCGGGCGAACCATCCTTGGCAGGGTGGAGGAGACATTCTGTACGAATGGTTGAGCCGGCCGCGCGATGCTTGCCCTTAGTCGCAACACTGAAGGCAGGGCAACCGGCTCAAGCATTCGCCAGAGCCAGGGTATTACGCGCCGATGTACATCCGCTTCGGCAGGCCGGCCAGCTCGCGCAGCACAGCGATGGTCAGCCCGGTGAGTTCGCTCAGCACGATCCACATGCCGGCGCTTATTTCCATGTGCTTGCTGCGGATGCGGCTGATTTGCGGGCGAGAGATGTGCGCCGCGCGGCAGAGCGCGCCATCCGACGGCAGCGCCAGCTTTTCGCGGACAGCGTCGATCAGCCGCTCGGGCTGGTAGCCGGGCTGGGTCAGGGTGTTCATGGGGATGCTCCAGTGAATCAAGGCGAGGCGCGAATAATTTACACACGGAATACACATATTCCTTGCTTTATGTGTATTCCGTGTGTATTATTTGAATCATGAAAAGCGCAGACATCATCAAACGACTGAAAGCCGACGGCTGGTATCTGGCAAATACCGTGGGGTCGCACCAGCAGTACAAGCACCCCACTCGCCCGGGCAGGGTCACAGTGACGCACCCGCGCAAAGACATCCCAATCGGCACGCTGCGCTCCATCTACAAACAGGCCGGATGGGTCTGAACTCAGGAGGTTTTATGCTTTACCCGGTATATGTCCACATGGGCGACGAGAAGCATGCCCACGGCGTCACCTTCCCCGACTTCCCGGGCTGCTTCTCTGCGGCCGACAAATGGGAAGATCTGCCGGCCGCAATCCAGGAAGCCGCTGAGGCGCACTTCGCCGGCGAGGATGAGCCAGTTCCCCCGCCCAGCCCGCTAGAGAAGCTTGCGGCCGATCCGGAGTATCAAGGCGGCGTCTGGCTTTTGGCTGAGATCGATCTATCTCGCGTCCAGTCCAAGCCGGTTCGGCTGAACATCTCGCTGCCCGAGCGCCTGGTGCACGAGATCGACGCGGCCGCGAAAGCCCGGCACCTCACCCGTTCCGGCTTCCTTGCTCAGGCGGCGATGAGGGAGATGGGGCGGTAGGTCGGAGCAGCTGGAGCCACATGCTCCACCACAGTAGATACTGGGTGCCGATGAACATGTGCGCTCCAGATCAGGTCGGGCGTGGCTCAGTGTTTGCCCCGCCGCTACCACCGCCTTGAACCTCTACCACGATGCTCTTCCCGGCCAGCGGGCTGCTTCCTCCTCCGCCGCCACCGAGGCACTTTCCGACGGTGACCACAGTCGTTCTTGGGATCGATGCAGCATGCGTCTTTTCAGACTGGGCCATTGCTCGCGCTCCAGAAGGCAAAAGCCCGATGCCGGGATTCCGGGATCGGGCTTGAAGTGGTGGTAGTGGCCGGCGCTGATCTCCGGCACAGGTCGTTATCGCGTCATAGACCACCCGCGTAAGCGCGCATCAGCCTGCGCATTCACTATCAAGGCATACCCCAAGTCCTTCATCCGCATACGTGGTTCGTACTTGTCCGGCGTAGGGCATGGCTTCATAGTGCGGTGGCCGGAGCTAATCCCGGCCTTATTGCGCTACTGACCAGCGGGGCGCCCCAGCCGAAGCTG